GTTTTCATCCTGACGATGAAACAAACGAGTTAATTGATGATGAAGATTTTGAAGCAAACATAGAAGAAGCCTATTCTATGGTTTTTATACAGAGTTTAACGAAGTTATACGATGCTTCTCAAAAATTAACTAGAATGGGATACTACGATAGGTATACTGGTAACTATAACGTAAACGAAATTTTTAAAAAACGTACAGAACTGTATGGGAGATTAAAAAATGGATGATAATTTGATTTCACCAAGAAAGCGACAAGCAATGGGTATTACTAAAAAGACAGGCGTTCGTAGAATGCGTGGTGGCGGTGGTATTACTAAAAAGACAGGCGTTCGTAGAATGCGTGGTGGCGGTGGTATTACTAAAAAGACAGGCGTTCGTAGAATGCGTGGCGGTGGCGGCGTTAAAAAGAGATAGATTATGGCTACTTCAGGTTCTACAAACTTTGAGTTAGACGTAAGCGACTACATTGAAGAAGCTTTTGAAAGATGCGGTTTAGAAGTAAGAACGGGAAACGACTTAAAAACAGCTAAACGCTCTTTAAATTTAATGTTAGCAGAATGGGCTAACCGAGGGCTAAACCAGTGGACGGTCCAACAAACGTCGATTACGGCAGCTTCTGGCGTTACAGAGTATCCTGCCGGGACCTTAACTTTAATTGCGGCTTCTTCTTCCGGTTTTACTGTAGGAGAAACGGTGACGGGGGCAACTAGCGGCGCAACTGCTACGATAACGTCTTTACCAGCCGCTTCTCCTGATTTTTTAGCCAATACGTTGGTTATTACCATACCTGTAGGCACTTTCGTAGCATCTGAAACAATAACGGGAGGAACAAGTTCAACTTCTTCTACTGTTTCTACGGTCCCTAGTTTTGATAACGTTAGGTCTACTATAGACATACTATCTTTAGTTGTAACAAGGGATGACACAGATTTTGCCGCAGAACGTTTGAGCAGAGACTCGTATTTAAACATACCTAACAAAGCCAGCACAGGAAGGCCGTCTCAGTTTTTTATAGATAGGCAGATAACTCCTACATTAAAAATATGGCCCGCCCCGGAAAACAATACAGATGTTTTTGTTTTTAACCGTTTGGTTAGAATGGATGATTCAGATGCTTTTACGGACAATTTAGATGTTCCTTTTAGGTTTTACCCTTGTTTGGCGGCTGGATTAGCGTATTACTTAGCTATAAAACGCGCTCCAGATCGAATTACTGTCTTAAAAACTCTTTACGAAGAAGAAATGCAACGAGCTATTACGGAAGATAGGGACAGGGCTTCTTTTAATATAGTTCCAAGTTTAAGTTACACTAGGTTTAACTGATGTCTAAATTTGCTACAGGTAAAAACGCTTTAGGTATTTCAGATCGTTCTGGGTTTGCTTACCCTTTGAATAAAATGAAGAAAGAGTGGAACGGTTCTTTAGTTGGTCACGATGAGTGGGAAGCTAAACAACCTCAACTAAACCCTTCTCGAAAAGTAATAGACCCTGAAGCCCTTAGAAACGCTCGACCCGATAAAGCAGAAGCGTTAAACGTTTATGTTTTAACACCTATCCCTGAAATTGCAAACTTTGTTCCGGTTCTTTCTTTTGGAAAAGTAGGACAAGTTACGGTGACCACATCATGAGTTTTACATATTCTGGTTTAAAAACGGCAATACAAGATTACACAGAAAACGAAGAAACTTCGTTTGTTTCTCATTTAAACGATTTTATACAGTTAACAGAAGAACGCATTTTAAAAACAGTTCAATTAGATTTGTTTAAAAAGAACGTTTCCGGAACTTTTACCTCCTCTAATCAATTTTTAACCGCTCCTACAGACTATTTAGCTCCTTTTTCTTTATCAGCTACAAGTAGCAGCAATAAAATATTTTTAGATTACAAAGATGCAACGTTCATTCAGACGGTAAACCCAAATAGTTCTACTACAGGAACACCTAAATATTACGGAATCTACGATGTAGACACGTTTCTCATTGCACCTACTCCAGACTCTTCTTATGCAGCGGAACTACATTATTTTTTTAGACCCGCTAGTTTAACCGCCGCAGGAGATAGCGGAACTACGTGGTTAAGCGAAAACGCTAAATTTTGTCTTTTGTACGGGTGTTTAGTAGAAGCGTATACCTACATGAAAGGCGAAGCAGATATTTTAGCAGAGTACAATAAACGTTTTTCAGAAGCAGTTATTGCTTTAAAAATGTTTGGAGAAGCAAAAGAACCTCAAGATATTTACAGGACAGGTCAAGTTATTAGGCAAAGACAATGACACAAGCACTAAGCATGGAATTACCACCTACTTTTAAAGTAGACGTACAAACAACCAATAACCGGGGTTTTACGCCCGAAGAAATAGCAGAACGGTGCGTTGACCGCATAGTTTCTGTATCGGACCAAGCAGATCCGATGGTTAAAGCGCAAGCTCATGCCTACAAACAAGAACTAATAAAAACCGTTACTTTTTACATGAAAGAGGCTATAAAGAGTGATAGAACAACGGTTTATAATGCGTTAATAGATGCCGCACAACCCGAATTAGCGGAATTGATAAGGAGACTTTAAATGGCTTTTAGCGGAAATTTTATGTGCAGCAGCTTTAAAAAAGAACTTTTGTATGGCTGCCACGATTTTAAAGGAGACACGGTAAAAGTAGCTATGTACACAAATAGCGCGTCTTTTACAGCGGCTACCACAGCATATACTACAAGTAACGAAGTTACGGGAACGGCATACACTGCTGGAGGAAACACGTTAACTAAAGTGGACCCAACCTTATCTGGGACAACCGCTTTAACGGATTTTGCAGACAGCACTTGGGGATCTTCGACTATATCTAACGCTCGCGGAGCGTTGATATACAACAGTACGCCAAATACTACCTCGCTTAGTGTTACCAACCCTACTGTGGTTGTTTTAGACTTTGGTGCAGACAAATCTTCGTCTTCCGGGGATTTTGTAATTGTTTTTCCTGCGGCGGATGCGAGTAACGCGATTATACGGATTGCTTAAATGAGCGGAGTAAACGCCTATGTAGCTGGTTGGAATAGAGGATCTTGGTCTTCTGGTCCTTGGAACCGAAGCGCGGTTCCTATAGCTACAGCTGTAGTAAACTCCGCTGCTCCTGCAATAGTGCAAGGCGTAGGTGTAAGTGTTTCGGTTACAGGTAGCACAGCAACAGGAAACGTAGGCGCTGTCACTACAACTAACGTAACCAATGCGTTTGCTACAGGTGTTGCAGCTACCGGGTTAAGTGGAGGCGTACTAGTTTGGAGTCCAATTGTTCCAAGCCAATCTTCGTCTTTTAGTCAAATTACACCAAGTCAATCCTCGTCTTTTAGTGAGATTTCACCAAGCCAAGACCCCGATTGGACAAACATAGCAGCGTAAAGGTACAAGAAAATGGCAAGTACATATGTAAATGATTTAAGACTTAATGAAATGGCTACAGGCGATGCGTCTGGTACATGGGGAACTAACACTAATACTAACCTAGAACTAATAGCAGAAGCTTTTAGTTACGGCTCAGAAGCCATTGCAGATGCCTCAACACACACTATAACTATAGCAGACGGCTCTACTGATGAGGCTAGAAGTTTTTATTTAAAATGCACAGGTGGCGGTCAAGCTTGTACGGTAACGCTTGCACCAAATACGGTATCTAAAGTTTGGATAGTAGAAAACGCAACCAGTTATACACTTACTTTTTCGCAAGGATCAAGCGGGGCTAATGTTGCAGTTTCTGCGGGTCAAGTAAAAATGATCGCTACCGATGGTGGCGGTGCTTCGGCAGGTATTGTTTATGACTTACTAACCGATGTTGATTTAGCAGGTACAACTACCGCAGCTACTTTAACCGCCTCTGGAACTGTAACAGCGGCCACTTTAACCGCCTCTGGAGTTATAACAGGGTCTACGGTAGAGGCAACAGGTGACACAAGCGCAGGTGATAACGCAGCGATGGGTTATACCGCTGCAGAAGGACTAATTCTTACTGGGCAAGGTTCAACCAACGACGTAACCATTAAGAACGATGCCGACGCAGATGTTATAGAAATTCCTACAGGGACTACAAATGTAACCGTTGCGGGAACATTAGGCACAGGCGGCGCTATTACTTCTGGTGCTGGGTTACTTATTGCCGATGCTGGAACAATAGGCTCTGCAAGCGATACGGATGCTATATCTATATCTTCTAATGGATCAATAGTTATGTCAGGCGCAACGGTAACTGTAAGTGGAGCTTTAGGTGTATCTGGAGAAACCACTCTATCTACGCACCTTAACATGGGTGATAACGACATTATTAAACTTGGAGCTGGAAGTGATCTTCAACTTAGCCACAATGGTACAAATTCAATAATAGATAACAATACAGGTTCTTTGTTAATACAAAGCGATGCTCTTACTTTAGAAAGCGACAGTGGAGAAGACTATTTGACTGCTGCGGTAAATGGCGCAGTAACCTTGTTTTATGACAACGCTTCTAAACTAGCCACCGTAACAGGCGGAGTTAATGTAACGGGTACTTTGACTGCGACTACTGAAGTTACTGTTAGCTCTGACGTGCGGTTTAAATCAAATATTGAAACGATTGATAGCGCATTAGATAAAGTAAAAGCCATGCGTGGCGTATACTTTGATAAAAAAGATAAACGCTCTGTAGGTGTTATTGCACAAGAAATGCAAGAGGTCATGCCCGAAGTAGTGGTTACAGATGACACAGAAGATAAGCATTTATCGGTTGCTTATGGCAACTTAGTAGGCGTTTTAATAGAAGCAGTTAAAGAATTGTCAGAAGAAGTAAGTGTGTTAAGAAACAATGTTCAAACAATCAAATTTGAGGATTCTTAACAATGGCGGTTACAAGTTCAGCACCTATCGATATTGGAGATTTAGTTACTGAGTTTGGCGGTGATGCCCCTCATTCTTTAACTGAATACTATCGTGGTGGCAGCCTTGTTCCTAACACTACAGCTAACAACAGTGTTCCTACTAGCGGTGCTATATCGCTAACAGATTTTTTTGGAGCTACTGACACTCAGACCACAGGTGATTACACTATAACCATAGGTTCTAGTATTATAGGGCTTGGCGTAGGCGTTACTGGGTTTGATGCAAACGGTCAGGTAAGCAGTTTTGGCTCTATAAGTACAAACACCATAGCTTTTTCAGGGTTTGACGTAACCATAGGCGGTGTTTATGCAACATCTAGCCAACTAAGGTTTTACGTAACGTCTCATGTTGATAACAGTGGTTGGATTTCTATGACGTTAGGGGGGACTACATACAATCGCACTGACGCTAGTTACTCACAAGCAAACAGTGCTTCTTTTGGTGGAAACTACACTCTTTGGACTTGGGGCGCGAGTAACGCAATAGGATCTTCTGGCACAATTACGGTGTCTTGGTTAGGGTAGGATAATTAAATGGCAAGTTCGTATACAGGCAATTCAGGGATAGAAAAACCGGGAGACGGGGACCAGTCAGGCAGTTGGGGTGACACAATTAACACCAACATGGATATTATTGACCGATCCATTAATGGTGTCGGTGCAATTACTCTATCTGGAACAACACATACATTAACCACTACTGACGGCACGTTAAGCGATGGCATGTATAAAGTGCTTGTCCTTGGTGGCTCTCCTAGTGGCACAAACACAATTACTATTGCTCCCAATGACGCAGATAAAGTTTACATAGTAGTAAATAGTAGTGGGCAGACTGCTACGTTTACGCAAGGCAGCGGGGCTAACGTCAGTGTTTTAAATGGCGACAGTAAGATTATCTATGCAGATGGCGCAGGTTCTGGAGCGGCAGTAGTTGATATAACTGCTAACCTGTCTTTCTCCTCTGTCAACATAGATGGCGGTACGATTGACGGTACGGTTATTGGTGGGGCTAGTGCGGCAGCAGGGACTTTTACTACTGTAACAGCCTCTGGAGAAATAGATGGTGCTTCGTTAGATATCAGTGGTAATGCTGATATAGACGGTACGTTAGAGACAGACGCATTATCTATTGCCAGTACAACAGTTACATCGACCGCAGCAGAACTTAATTATAACGACACGGGCGCTGCTGTTGGCACAGTAGTAGCATCTAAAACGGTAACGGCAGACGCTAATAAAGATGTTGCATCTTTTCGTAATATTACGTTAACAGGTGAATTAGACGCTGGCAGCCTTGATATATCCGGGGATGCCGATATTGACGGTACTCTCGAAACTGATGCGTTATCTATAGCTAGTACCGCTGTAACGGCAACTGCCGCAGAAATAAACTACCTAGACATTACCACACTGGGTACATCTGAAGCATCGAAGGCTGTGACAGTAGACTCAAGCGGTGATTTGATTGTACCAGACAGTGATAAGTTTAAGTTTGGCGCAGGGTCTGACATGCAGTTGTACCATGACGGTACAAACTCATATATTACTAACGGCACAGGCATATTAAAGATAGCCACAGAAACTTCTGGTATAGCCCTTACAATAGGTCACGGAACGTCAGAAGTTACCTTTGGCGATAATGTAACTGTTACTGGAGATTTTACAGTAAACGGTACAACCACAACGATAAACACGACTAATCTTACTGTTACCGACCCACTAGTAAAATACGGTCAAGGGTATACAGGCACAGCGTATGACGAAGGGTTTATTATTACGCGAGGCAACGGCTCTGCTAGTAATACTGCTAACAAAGGGTTTATATGGGACGAGTCTGCTGACGAATTTGCTGCAATAGCCTGTAATACAGAAGACGGCACGACAGCAGGGAATGTCACAATTAATAGCTACGCTGACCTGCAAGTAGATAAGTTAACAGGTGGAAGCCTTGATATATCCGGGGATGTTGACGTAGACGGCACTTTAGAAGCTGATGCTATGACACTGAACGGGACTGCCATTACGACAACGGCTACGTTATCTACAGGAATTAGTAATACCAATGTACCTGTGTTCACTAGCGGTGTGGCAGACGATGACTTTTTACGAGTTGCTGGAACGTCTATAGAGGGCAGGTCTGCCGCTGAAGTGCTATCTGATATAGGAGCATCTGCTGTTGCAGGTTCTGGCTCTATCGTTACAACAGGTGCGCTAGATTCTGGTTCAATTACCTCTGGCTTTGGAACAATCAACAACGGTAGCTCAACTATTACTACATCTGGAGTTATCACTGGCGGTTCATTACTTGTCGCTGATGCTGGCACAATAGGTTCTGCTAGTGATACCGATGCGGTAGCTATAAGCTCTGCTGGGCAAGTGTCGTTTTCGGCGACTAACGCAATAAAAGTACCAGTAGGCACAACAGCACAACGACCATCAAATGCCGCAGGTCTTATACGCTACAACAGTACATTAAGTCAGTTTGAAGGCTACACTTCTGCATGGGGTGGCCTTGGTGGCGGCGCAACAGGCGGCGGGGCAGACCAAGTGTTTGTAGAAAACTCAGATGACGTAACAACTAATTACACTATTACTTCTGGCAAAAATGCTATGAGCGTTGGCCCAATAACGGTAGAATCTGGTGTAGTGGTAACGATTCCTAGCGGTAGCCGCTGGGTGGTTTTATAGGAATATAGAATGACAACTAAAGTAAATGCAGATACTTCTGGCGGTTTAAAACTTACTTCTGATACGTCAGGTACTTTAGAACTGCAATCAGCGGGTAACACTAAGCTCACTGTAAATAGCTCTGGCGCAACCATACCAACAATAACAGGAAATGTACAAATTGACGGCACAGGCACAGATGATTTTTTAGTTATTAAAACCACAGAAGCATCGGCAAATTCAGCACCAGATGTTGTTTTGTATCGGGAATCTTCTAGCCCAGCAGACGATGATTTTTTAGGAAAATTTGTTTTTCGTGGCAGAAATGATAATTCTCAAGATGTTGCATACTCTCAAATAGTATCACAGGCTGTTGATGTTAGCGATGGAACTGAAGATGGTAGATTGTATTTACAGACCATAATAAATGGAAGCCCTGTAAATCATATTATGCTAGATCATAGCGGTGTTACTTTTGCTGGTGGGATTGTCGGTGTTGGTAGCATTAACTCAGGGCAGATTGGTGGTCGTAGAAACGCTATACACAACCCAAATGGTGCGGTAAACCAAAGACACGGAACAGCGGCTAACACAACGATGAACACTTATGCTATGGATAGGTGGCGTTCTTTTGGTGGTGGCACAGGATACGGTCAATCATTCCTTACAAAATCAGATGCAGGTGAAGGTGACGGATACTACATTAGATACCAAAGACCTAACGGAAACTCAACTACGTTTGCAACAGGTATAGCTCAAGGGTTAGAAAGTGTAGACAGTAAACATTTAGCAGGAAAAAGTGTAACGCTTTCTTTTAGAGCTAGAGGCGGTGCTAACTGGAGTCCTACAAGTGGTAGTACAGCGTTTAGAGTTGTTGGCGGTGAAGGTACTGATCAAAGCCCAGTAGGTATGACGACTGCTGAAAATGCTTTTGTTGTGACTGCCGAAATACCTCAAGGCGGTGGGTTTGTTACTTACTCTGGAACTGGAACGATACCAGCAGACAAAACACAAATAGCTATACAGATTGCGTGGACTTGGACAGGTACAGCAGGAGCTAATGACTATATAGATATAAGAAACCTGCAATTAGAGATAGGAAATACCGCTAGCCAATTTGAGCAGTTGTCTTATGGAGAAGAGTTGCAACGATGCCAAAGGTATTGCTCTGTTTACGATAGCGCACAAAATTCAATAATGCCTGTTTCAACGGCGCAAGTAGATTCAGCTAACAGGCCAGAGTACATGCTATATTATCCTACAAAAAGAGCCGCACCTTCTATTGCGGTTACAGGCGCAACAAACATGAAAGTTTTAACTGCGGCTAATACAGGCATAGCGATGGCGAGTTTTGCTGGTGCATTAGTAGGCACAACATTTACTGGTGCAAATTTATTTTTTACAGTTTCATCAGGTGTATCGGTCAATGATTTAAGTGGTATATGTTTAGAACTAATAGTATTTCAAAACTCTGGCTCTATAACAGTTGACGCGGAGCTTTAATTATGAATATTACATCTGCAAAATACGCAAGCGATAAAAATAAATCAGTTAATGCTGTTATTGATGGGGTAACTTGGGCAGTACCAGTAGATACTAGCAATAATCATTATCAAGAAATTTTAAAATGGGTTGCCGCTGGGAACACCATAGCGGAGGCAGACTGATGGCTTTAGTATTAAACGGTTCAGATACATCAGCAGGAGATGATGCAGGTCTTGGGTATACAAGCGCAGAAGGCGTAATAATTACTGGGCAAGGCAGTACGTCAGATGTAACGATTAAAAACGATGCTGATGCTACAGTTTTAAGTATACCTACAGGAACTACAAAAGTAGGCATAGGAACAACGGCGGCGGCGGTAAATCTTCATGTAGCATCTGGGGCTGATGGTGTAGCGGCTAGGTTTAGCCGTACTTCAGGCGGCGGTATAGTAGATGTTGAGAACTATAATGGCATTGGTGGAATCGGTACTAGCGATAATATCCCATTTCGTTTCAATACAAATAATACAGAACGAGTCCGTATATTAAATGATGGTAAAGTGGGTATAGGCACAACTGCTCCAGACAGTCTTGTAGAAATTTCTAGTGGCGCAGCGACAACCGCAAAAATTGCAACGACCGTAAGCAACAATTATGCCGAATTAATTTTTGAAGATGGCAACGCTGGTTATGGTTTTCAAGTAAGGTCAGATGGAGCGCAGTCAATAGCAACAGGTTCTATGGTAATAAACGACAGAGATACTGGAAGTTTTCCTGTTGTTATAAATGAAGGCAATGCTACAAATACATTATTTATAGGTGGAAGCAATGTTTTAATTCAATCGAACGCCGCCTATTCAGACGGTTCTATTGGTAATGCTTGTTTTCAATTAGACGGACGTTCTGGAGCAAGAACAGGAATGTGTGTTAGAGCTAAAACCACTGATGGCAGTGCGTTTGTTACTAGTTCGGTTAGCATGATAGGTTTTGTCAATGGTAATGGACTTGTTGGCAATATTTCTACAGACGGTTCTGCAACTTCTTTTAACACAAGCTCTGACTATAGATTAAAAGAAAATGTTAGTTATTCATTTGATGCAACCACAAGATTAAAACAACTCAAACCTGCAAGATTTAATTTTAAAACAGATGCAGACACAACAGTAGATGGGTTTTTAGCTCATGAGGTGTCTAGCATTGTTCCAGAAGCTGTTACAGGCGCAAAAGACGCGGTAGACGGCGATGGCGACCCAATCCATCAAAGCATAGATCAAAGTAAACTAGTACCATTACTAGTAAAAACAATACAAGAACAGCAGACTGTTATTGAAGCGTTAGAAGCTAGAATAAGCACACTGGAGGGAAGCTGATGGGTAGCGTAGTAATAAGCGGAGCAACATCAGGTGCGGTAACGCTAGCAGTACCCGATGAAGCAGGGACTAGAACGCTGACCTTGCCTGCAACCACAGGCACAATATTAACCAATGACATAAGCCAAGCTGGAGACACAAGTGCTGGAAATGCGGCGGCAGTAGGTTACACATCTGCTGAGGGGCTAATACTTACTGGACAAGGCTCAACATCAGACGTAACTATCAAGAATGACGCTGACGCTACAGTTATTAACATACCAACAGGAACTACAAAAGTAGGTATAGGTCACGCGGCAGCGGCTTCTACTTTAGATGTGTTACTTGCAGGTGACGGAAACATATCAGGGCCAACATCAGGTGTTTGGGCGGCAAGAGTTGTTAATGAACAAGACTCCGATACCTATAATGGGCTAGCTGTTCAAAATAGGTGGGCGGCTGATAGCAGTTTTATTCTTGAAGGTGCTATGGGTTGGAACGGGTCAAGCAGTGGTTATTTTCCTGTTTTTACTATTGATGGTCTTGGTCAGGCAATTTTCAAACCTCAACGCTCAGAAGCCATGCGTATTACTAGTGCTGGCAAGGTAGGTATAGGCACATCTGCTCCAACAAGAACGCTAACAGTAATAGGGTCAGTCGGCAATCAGTTTGTCGGTTCGCAGAGTCAGTCCAATGATACGGCTAAGTACTGCACATATGCTGGTTCGCATTATCACAATTCAGAACAAGACGTTGCAGGGGTTGTCGTTCTCAGCAATGGTACTGATAATATAGTCTATCTTGGTGGAGGTGTTGGCGAGCTAAACGCCGCTACAAATTTACGTTTTCATACTGGTGCTAACGATGCAACAACTGGCGGCACAGAACGCATGCGTATACGGTCAAATGGACAGGTTTTAATTAACCAAACCAGTATTATTGCTAGCGATAACGCATACCTACAAGTTACTGGAGGCTCTGTAACACCAGTTGCTCTTAGAGGTGGCACTAACAATTATTTTATGGCTTTTTATAAAGAGTCTAACAACGATTTAATAGGCTCAATTACAGGTTCGAGCGGTACAGCAACAGCATTTAATACATCTTCTGACTACAGATTAAAAGAAAATGTTAGTTATACTTTTGATGCGACTACAAGACTAAAACAACTCAAACCAGCAAGGTTTAATTTTATTGCAGACCGAGAAAAAGGAACTGTTGATGGTTTTCTTGCACATGAAGTATCAAGCGTTGTGCCAAATGCAATTACAGGCGCAAAAGATGCAGTAGACGATGACAACAAACCAATTCATCAGCAGATAGATCAAAGTAAGCTAGTACCATTACTAGTAAAAACAATACAAGAATTAGAAGCAAGAATAACAGCACTGGAGGCAGGATAATGGCTAACACATACACATGGAATTTTGTCCAACTAGATACAGCACCTAGCGAGGGTTCGTTGAGTGACGTAGTTAAATCTATACACTGGCGAATCACTGGCGTTAGTGACACAAGAACCCCAAATAATGCTACTTCAATCTATGGGCAAGCAACTATAGGTGCTGCAAATGCAGATAGCTTTACAGCGTTTAATTCTTTGACCGAGGCTTGGTGCAAGACACAAACGCTTGCAGCTTTAGATAAAACTGAAGCAGCGCTAAAAGCTGACATAGACGCGCAATTGACAGAGTTAGACACGCCTACTAGCGTAGGTAAACTACCTTCATCTTGGTAACGGAGAAATAGCATGACTGAAGAAGCGAATGTAATTAGTATCGACGGCACAGACTATACTGAGTCTGATTTATCAGATAGGCAAAGGTATTTAGTCAGGCATATAAAAGAACTGCAAAGTGAAGTAGCAGGTAAGAAGTTTGACCTAGAGCGACTAGAAGCTGCTATGACGCACTTTACTAATATGCTAATAGCCGAAGTTAAAGAACAATATAAGTTTGAGAATGGCGAGAACTTTGAAAATGACTCAACCAATTAACGATTTAAACAGGCGTGTTACCGTTGTAGAGGTTCAAATGGAAGAACGTTGGAAAGAGGCTATACTGCGTATTAAACGCATAGAGTTTATTATGATTACGGGCGCTGGGTCAGTTATTGTGTTACTAGCTGGAATTGCTTGGAAAATATAAAATGCCTTTAACTAAGTTACAGTTTCGTCCGGGTATCAACAGAGAAATAACTTCATACAGCAATGAGGGCGGTTGGTACGATTGTAATAAAGTACGTTTTACTTCCGGCACCCCAGAAAAAATAGGCGGTTGGGTGCGAAAAAATGACAACGTTTATTTAGGATCTGCTCGTGCTTTACACACGTTTGTTTCGTTAAACGGGTCTACTTTTACCGGAGTTGGAACGCATTTAAAATATTATATTTTGTCGGGAGAACAATACAAAGACATAACTCCATTAAGAAAAACTTCTACTACAGACAACATTTTTTCAGCTAGTAATGGCTCGCCTACTATAACAGTAACTGACAATGCTCATGGCGCTGTACAAAACGATTTTGTAACTTTTGCAAGCGCCGCAAGTTTAGGCGGTAATATTACAGCAGCAGTATTGAACCAAGAATATCAAGTAAGCACTGTAGTTAGTGCTAATGCGTACACAATAACAGCTAAAAACACTTCGGGTGCTACAGTAAACGCTAACAGCAGCGATACGGGTAACGGCGGCACAAGCACTACAGCGGCGTACCAAGTAAACGTCGGTTTAGATACGGTGGTTTACAACTTAGGTTGGGGAACAGATACGTGGGGCCGAGATACGTGGGACTCTGACGGTACTCTAGGTGTTACCTCAACTATGCGCCTGTGGACTCACGATAATTTTGGCGAAGACCTAATCTATAACATTAGAGACGGCGGGATATTTTATTGGGACACTAGCGCAAAATCATCTGCTTTTGGTCGAGGTGTTGCTCTTACTGAATTAAGTGGCGCAGATACTGGAACCCCTACTATAGCCAAACAAGTAATAGTTTCTGACCAAGACCGACACATTATTGCTTTTGGTTGCGACCCTCAAACGGCTGTAGGAACTCAAGACCCTTTACTTATACGGTTTAGTAGCCAAGGAAGCGCAAACACATGGGACGCACTGGCAACAAATACCGCAGGAGATCTAACCATAAGTTCTGGTTCCGAAATAGTTTGTGCTGTAGAAACGCGACAACAAATACTTGTTTTTACCGATGTTTCGTTACACGCTATGCAGTTTTTAGGTCCGCCTTTTACTTTTGGCATTAATCAAATATCCGAAAACACAACTATTATGGGACCTAACGCAGCCAAAGCGGTAGACGATGTTGTTTTTTGGATGGGCGTAGAAGACTTTTATGCTTACGATGGTCGAGTACAAAAACTCCCTTGTTCCGTTAGATCGTATGTTTTTAACGATTTTAATGAAACGCAAAAAGACAAGGCGTTTGCAGGGTTAAACTCTACTTTTAACGAAATATGGTGGTTTTATCCTTCCTCTGATGCAACCGATTGCGACCGTTACGTTATCTTTAACTATCAAGAAAAAGTTTGGTATTACGGAACTTTAACTCGGACAGCATGGTTAGACCGGGGAATAAACACCTATCCAATGGCCGCAGGGACTGACCATTACTTATACAATCATGAATTTGGTTTAGACGACGGCAGCACAGTGCCGCCTAGCGCTATATCCGCGCACGTAGAATCTAGTCAGATAGATATAGGGGATGGCAATAACTTTGTTTTTTTAAGACGATTATTGCCTGATGTTACGTTTGATGGCTCGCCTTCTACTAGTGCGCCTAAAGCAACGTTTACTTTAAAAACAAGAAACTCCTCTGGCGGCAATTACTTACAGAGTGACGCAAGTGTTGTGTCTCAAACCGCAGCAGCTTCTTCTACCGTAGTAGAGCAGTTTACGGAACAGGTTTATATAAGATTACGAGGTCGAGCGTTTGCTTTAAAGGTAGAAAGCAATACCGCAGAAACGCAGTGGCGGTTGGGTTCACCTCGTTTGGACATACGCCCTGATGGGAGACAATAATGTCTAGCAGAAATTTAACTATACCGTTTTTTCCAAATCCACCACAAACTTACGACTCTACTTATATGGCGGATATAATTCGTTCTTTTGCTATATATGTTGCCCAAGTACAAAATCCCGGTCAGTCGAGGTCAACCACTGCGGTCATGACAAATCTACCGACCAGTGATGCGGGTTTAGAAGAAGGCGCGTTGTTCGAAAGAAACGGTTTTTTAAAGATAGCATTAAATAGAATGACAAACCCAGACGGCCTTAGTGGAACGGGAGCCGTGGGCAGTGTAACAGTAACGATTTCGTGAGGATAAAGGTATGTTGGCGATTAATTTAAAGGTTTGTTATAGTGAGTTCAAACCTATGTATAAAGGTGCAGTTCAATGACACAAGCAGTAGCGTATGAAAGACCCGAGCCGTTTACGGTTCCCGAAGGTGGATTAGCTTCTTTTTTGACCGCGACTGTGGGGGATTGGGCAGATGACGACGATTACACACCCATTCCTAGCTCTGGAATTGCCCAAGTACAGCAAGTAGCCGACAAATTATCGGAGTTCGGAAGAAACGAAGATACCTACATGGTTCACGCCGCAGAGGGCGAAACCGTTATACCTACAGCTATTTTTGATGCTAACCCAAAGCTTAAAGCTACGTTGTTTAAGCAAATGGAAGAAATGGGGTTAGAGCCAGAACGCTATGTTATAGGTAACGAATTAAACAGTTTGAACCCAGTAACGGGTCAACCTGAGTTCTTTTTTAAGAAAATTTTTAAAGGAATTAAAAAAGCGGTAAAGGGCGTAGTCAAAGTATTTAAAAAGATTGCCCCTGTTGTTTTACCCATTGCGCTTGGTTTTACCCCTTTAGGTCCTATATTTGGCCCTATGGTTGGATCAGGGATAGCCAGTTTAATACAAGGGAAAAGTTTAGGTAAATCGCTTAAATCTGCGCTTATTTCCGGCGCTGTTGCAGGGTTAGGCACGGGACTGGCCGGAGGATTCAAAGGTTTGAAACCGGGTGGTGTTGGGTTTGGTGAAGGCTTTACTTCTAGTATAGGCAATGCTTTGTCTTCACCCGGAGCAAGATTCTCTGCACTAGGTCGAGGTTTAATGCCCGGTTCTAATGCAGAACTATTTAGCACTAAGTATTTAACAGCAGATCCTTCTACTTTTGGTCAAGCTGGGGCTAATCCAACTCAAGTTACCCCTGTTGGTCCATCTAACCAAGTTCGTCCAGTGAACATGGTGGATGGTCTTCCATCAGGTCCAGTAGGTCCTAACGCTCAACAAATATCGGCTGGCCCTAAAATAAACATGGGTCCAGTTCGCCCAGTAAACATGATGGATAGTATTCCATCAGGCCCAATAACAAGTAATACCCGACCACTATCAGGTGGCACTGGGTTTAATGTAGGTGGTTCTCAAGTTTCAATACCGAGTTCGACAACCGGAGGAATTACGGGTGCTGGAGAAAGCAGGAACTTCTTACAACGAACAGGAGACTATTTAACAGGGGGATCTCCAGCGGACGTTGAACTTATGAAAAAAGCTGCTGGGGAAAAATATGTAGCAAATATGCGTGCATTAGGTGTCCAACCTACCGCCGCAGAGATTTCTGCTGAAGTGGCTAAAGCAGGTCCAAGTATGCTTCGTAAATATGGACCATCCGCTGCGATAGGTACAGGGCTGTTTTCATTAGCGGGTGGTTTTAAAGTTCCAGAAGAAGAAGAAATAGAGCGGGGTCCGACAGGGGAAGAGTTATATGCAGAAAACCCAGAAGCTTACGGCTACATGGACCCAAGAACGTATGCAAGCACATACAACGCACCTAACACCTACTCAAATGTGTATGTTCCTACTTTATACGCAGCAGGAGGTGGTGAAGCGTCTTTTCCTAGAAGAATGGGAGCTATATCGGGTCCGGGCACAGGAACCTCTGACGACGTTCCGGCGATGCTTTCCGACGGTGAATTTGTAATGACCGCAGACGCGGTTCGCGGAGCAGGAGGCGGTAGCCGACAAAGAGGAATGAACAACATGTACGCAATGATGAGACGTTTTGAAGGAGGAGCGGTTTAATGACTACCGAGACTCAAATTACAGAGTACCGGGAATCGCCCGGTTTAGAAGCAAAAAGAATTGCGTTAATTAATAGCGTAAACGATTTAGTCAAACAGAATTTAGAAAAAGGCATTACCCCTGCAGACTATCAAATAGCGGGTTTTTCAGGAATGCAAAACGCGGGTTTTGACTTAGCTAAAAGCGGTATTGGTGCTTACTCTCCTTACTTACAGGCGGGTGGTCAAGGCGTTCAAGCTGGAATGGATGCGGTTACCGGAGCTTCTTTGCCTATAATGAATGAAGCTTATCAACAAGCTTCCGCCGGAATAGGTAAGTATGACACTTATCGAGACTCAGCCCTTAGTCAGTTAGAAGGTACCGGAGCGGCGTTTGACCCCAGTTCAACTGCTGCTTTTATGAACCCCTATGAAGATGCTGCGGTGCAACAAGCGTTGGCTGACATACAGCGACAGGGAGACATACAAGCGTTACAAGGTCGAGCAAATGCAGTTTCTTCTGGTGCCTTTGGTGGTGCTAGAAGCGGCATTATGGAATCTGAGATGGGTAGAAACGTTTTAGATCAACAGGGTAGAACTGCCGCAAACATGAGAAACGCAGGTTACTTAAACGCTCAACGTGCTGCACAACAAGCTTTCGAGGCTAGTAAGGCGCGTCAGTTACAGGGCGCAGGTATGACGGGAGATCTCGGTCTTCGATACGGTGCGTTAGATCAATCGGGTATTGGTCAGTTAGCCAATATCGGTACGTCTACCGCAGGAATTGGATCTCAACTAGCCAATATAGGAGTACAACAAGCGGGTATTGGTGAACTTGCTTCTAGGCTAAACTTATCCGATGTAAACACATTGATGTCTCTAGGTGGTGTGCAGCAATCAAATCAGCAGTCTATACTTGACGCACAAAGAGCTAACGAAGCCGGAAACCAAGAGTATCCGTTTAAGCTTTACAGTTTTTTAAGCGATATATATAAAAACAATCCGGGAGCTTCTACTCAGTTTACAACTACTAGCGGATCGAACGCTTCGCCATTTCAACAGGTTGCAGGTTTCGGTTTAGGGGCACTTACAGCGGGTGCCGCAGCCAAGAAAGCAAACCTATTTTAGATGAATAGCATACTTTCAAGGCCATTATTTTTTAACAACGGCGGAGAAGCTGCGGTTAATTTTGGTGGTGCGTCGAATGTTAATTTCGGTGGTGCGTCTGACGTTAATTTTAGTTCAGGAAATATTAAAATGCCTGAATTTAAAGGTCTTTTTTCTACACTAAATAAAGAAACGCCAACCTATACGGCGAATTCCGTTGCACAAGAACAAACAGGAACCACGCCTTACGGCGGTTACGTTCCAGATTCTGCTGACCTTAATCCAGAGTATTACAATACTTATGAGCAACGGTGGCAGGTATCGGGAAGAACTCCTAGTTTTATGAAAGATGGAGAACAAATAACCACCACACCGATTAAAGACGATTCTGGAAGAATTATTGGATATACTGACGCAAGTGGCGTGGACAGATTGCCGGGAGCGGGTCTTCCCCACAATGCTTACAGCATGGCGGCTTCTCAAGGGTTTGCTAACCCTACTGAAATGAACGAAACTATTTTTAAACGTTTTTTTGACGCAGGAGTTGTAGACGAAGACGGCTATTTTTTAACAGGCCCTATACGCGGCGTAAAAATGGGCGGAGCAAAAACATCGATATATGATAAGTACACAAACAATCAAATGGCAGACGGAGGCGAAGTGATGCAGGACCCTAACATGATGATGGGGGCGGCCCCTCAAGGGTTAGACTCATTAGTAGAGCAGGTAGACCCAACAATGTTGGAAGGTGCGGAACAACAAGCCGCTACCGAAGCAGAGGCCGTGGGCCGCGATTACCTAAGTTCTGTAATGACAGACCTAGACAATGCAGAAGATGCGGAGTCGGTAATCAACGCGATTCGTGGTGACCAAATGCCTATATCGGAGCGTTACCAAGAGTTGGCGGGCATTGTTGGATTACAGGATGCTCAAGCAACTCCTGAGTCGGTACTTGCCCTTACTCAACCCGCGCTTATGATGGCCCAAGGTGATACGCCTATGGACAGCGGCGTAGGCGGTTTAATGCAAAACATGGCAGGTGACATAAACATGGCAACCGACGAAGGCGTCCCCAACGCGATGGGGCAAGGCGTAGGCAATCTTATGATGGCAGGTGCTGTATGAACGAGCTTGAAAAAGCATTGATGGAAGCCATAAATAATAGGCAGTCTAGTGCAACAACGGGTTATGAAATGCTAAACTCGCTAATTCCAAAGAAGCAGACTGTTGAAGAATACCAGAAAACGGCAGCCGAAGAGCTTAGACCGTTTCTCGGCTCACGGGCCGCGGACCGCGAGTACGACCAATCTCAGATATTATTTAACTTGTCTAAAAACCTTTTTGATTACGGCTCTACCGGACAGTTTGGACCCGCAGCAAGCAACTTTATTGGCAACGTAGGCGCTATATCCAAAGCGGCCATCGACGCAGAGAAACAACGTAAGTTAGCTATAGGCACGAGGGCTATGGCTCTTCGAGACGCGGACAAGAAAGCGGAAGCTGACATAAAAACAAAAATAGCAAGTATGAAAGCTTCTACTAAGACACCTAAACTTTACGCTTTAGTAGAACAAACCCCCGAAGGAACTTTTATACAAAGAGATATAAGCACAGACCCTATAGCTCTTTATGACCTTAAAGCCAAGTTTAAAGACAATGATAACTTTTCTGTACAAACAGTAGATGCTAGTGTTCAAGTAGCTCCAGCAGGATCAGCAAATAAACCTTACGCGGTGTTTGTTGATGGAAAACAAGTTGGTACTTACTCTACTGCAGCCGAAGCCGAAGAACAAAGAAAAGATTATCCAAATCAAGATTTTCAAGTTACCACAGTTGGTACTCTTCAAACAGCTTCAGCAGGATCAGGCCCGGACGAATATACGGTATTTGATGCTGATAACAACCAACTTATAGTTACCCAAAACAGGGAAGAAGCGATAAAAATACAAAAAGATAATCCGGGGAGTCAATTAAAATTCCTTTCGAAGTCGCTTGAAACTCTTTCTGGCGACACTGAAGATAGGGTTTATGAAAATGTAACTTTTACTGTAAAAAACGACGTCGGACAATATGAAACCAGAACCGAGAGCATTCTGCGAAAAAACTTTCCAACTTTTAAAAATGCAATAGAAAAAAAATATGGAGACCAAGCTACGTTACCGAGAATAATTTCTGATTCTGTTGCCCGGAAACCAGTTACTGCGGTGGACCCGCTTACTGGAATTAAAACTACTTTCGTCAGTCAAGCAGCTTATGACGACGTTAAAAACAAATTTAAGGACGATCCTAGCATAGCAAGAAGTTTTGTTTTAAACGAATCGTCAAAAGCGGGGACTTACGCTCAACAAGAGTTAGACATGTTAAGAGCTAAAGCTGAAAAATTTGCTAAAAAATCTGCTAAAACAGGTGATGAAAACCCTTATATAAAACGACATACTAATATTCTTACTGCAAATATAGGCGGTGGTACGTTAGATGGGAACGGGGCTTTAGGGTTACCCAATCTTCCTTTTTATAAGACAGATAGCGATTACAATGTAAAACCTCAAGATTTAAATTTATTAAAAACACAAATTGTTAACGGAACTGTTCCTACCGGAAATTTAAACAGTACAACAATTAATGCTTTAATGAACAGATTTCCAAGAAACAAACCTCTTCGAACATTGTTGGATAACGAAAGACTTGAACGACTTGGACCCGCTTTTGCTTACGTTTCTGATGGTGAAAAATTAAGGGCTCAATTAGAGCTTGATGCCAAGAGGCTTCCTGACATGATTAATTCTAAATATTTAGAAGAAATTAATACGTTAACAGGTATTTCTTCTCCGCTAACAAGTGTTATGACTAGTTTACAAGGACTTTTTGAAAGAAATCAAACTAATCCAGAAGCAGCAGCATTACGGCAAATATTTGGTTTTACCGATGCTCTTAGCCAAGTTAAAGCAAGAGAAATATTTGGCTTACAGGGTCAAAAATTAACTGCTGCAATTCAAGACTTAGGTAAAACTTTAAATATAGGAACAGGTGCTTTTGTTGGTCGAGAGGAATTTATAGCAAAAGCAGATACCGTTCAAGCCGTAATTGGTGCACAAATTGCCCTATCAGAAGATTTAGTAAATAAAGCTTACGCGGGCACAATTTCTTCAGAACAAGGGGTTCAAGCTAGAAATTCAATGTTAGCAATGATCCCTTATAGACGAACGTTGATTCAAATTAGGGACATGGCCATAGATCTTAAAGACAATGATTTTAAAGCCGCTCTCGATGAAGCAAGCAAACCTGTAATAATATATGGTGATGGGTTTAAGGCTCTGGGGACAAATTAATGGAAACTAACGACGATACTTTTAACATAGGTGGAATCGGAGACTTAGAAGTTTCTGATAGGCCCGAAGTTGTTCAAGAAGAATTTGAAACGATCCCAAGCCAACCGAGAAGTTCTGCTCTTAAACAAGTTTACGATACGTATCGTCAAACGGACAGTGAAAATGAAGCACTTACAAATACTACAAAATTTTTCTTAGAGCAAGCGGCTAACGCTAACCCGGCTATTCCAAACAATTTAGAAGCTATTTTAGCTGGAGATCACTCGGACAAAGGTTGGACCGTTACAGAAAACGGGGTAACAAGGCCGCCCACTGAAAAAGAGTTACTTCAAAAACTAACGGGGTATAAAGACCCTACGTTTGTAGATCTGGTTCAACAAAAACTACCTAAAGCTGTCATGACAGCCGCTGGAACAAGTTTAGGTTTGGGCGCGGGGATTGTTACTGCACCAACTATAGGTGTTCCCCTTGCAACAGGGGTTGCTCTTTTTGGCATTGGAGGCACTTTATTTGGTGCCGATGCCGCAGAAGATTATTTATCTCAAGAAGGAATAATTCCTGAAGTAGATAAAGTTATTAATCCAGAATTAAATGCTTTAAGCGCAGGTATAGACACTTTCTATGAAAACGCCGCTATAGGTGGTCCTGCTACTGTTTTTATGAAAAAAAAGTTAGCTAATCAAGATTTTTCTTTAGTTGAAGATCAAGTTGGTTTTAATCGGGCTAAAGAAGCTGTAAACAATTTATTTAGAAGAGCGGGTTCTTTTTTAGGAAAAAGCGTCAAAGATTACAGTCCCCTTCAATTATTGGGAATTGAAAGTGTAATAACCAGCACTTCGGCGGTTGGCGGCGGACTTGCGGAGTACAACGAACCCGGAAAACCGTTAGCTCGATTGGGTTACGAAACGGTAGCAACCACTTTACCTTTTATGAGCTTACCTAAACTAGCTATATCTTTATATCGAAATAGAAATCTTGTTTCTCAAATAGGGGAAAGCAACGCGTCAAAAGCCTTGATTGATATAGTAGAACAAGTAGGAGAAGATCCCGAACAAATTCGACGTGCTTTAATAGAAGCCAGTGACCCGGAATCTTTTAGGGTGCTCCCCGGAGGAGAAGAAGTTCCTTTTTCTCCAAACCGAAATCCAGTAGAAGCTACATCAAGTAGGGCTATAGAAATAACAATTCAAAACCTTAGACGTATAGATAAGAACTTTGATGAAATATATGTAGCGGCTTCCCAACAAGAAAAAGAAGAATTAATAGGGCACATGAATAGCGTAATTGCTGCTCGATACGCTAACATTCCAGTAGAGGGTGACTTAAACAAATTTGTAGAAGGTCATAACATGAGGGTCAATGCCCTTGAAGAACAGTATGAAAGACAGATAAACGAAGTTATAGAAACTGTTACTCTTGCTAACCAAAGGATCGGCTCTGGACAAAGATTAAACTCAGACGGAACACTTGATGAAACAGCCGCTTCTGAGGTAAGAAGGGAAAGTTCTATAGTTCTTGTAAATGCTCTTGAAGAATCAATAGAATCGGCTAGAAGGTTAGAAAGATCTTATTACGAAAAAATTCCAAAAGACGAAACCGTTAGACCTCGTGCTTTAGTTGAGGCTTTAATAAATTTAAGAGACACAAAGTTTAAAGGTCTTCGAACTAAAGATGCAAAAGCAGACCGTTCTTTAGATTCTAGTGATGAAGATTTATTAAACCAAAAACTTTTTAACCCTGAAGACTTCGCCGAAGACCCTAGTTTGGCACAAATGGCGGACGACGACTTTGATGTTGACGCTTTTACTGCGGCGCAACGAAATAAAAAAATTAATATAATGGATGTTTCTGACCCCATTGATGAAGATTTGCTTCCTGACGACTTTTCTTTCGATCTTTACGCACAAAACCTTCCTTTCGATGAATTAATGAATTTAAGAAGCCTTTTTCTAAGTAAATCAAGAAGTAAATACGCGGATACCGGAGACGATGTACTGGCTTCTGCTTACGGTGAGTTGGCTCGTGCTATTGATGAAGACATTACCGGAAGAGTTAACCGTGAATTACAGGATCAAAGCGAAACTGGGATAGTGACAGAAGCAGGTCAAGCGATTATTTCCGCTTGGGAAAATTCTAAAGCGCTTAACGACACCTTTAATAGAACGTTTGCTGGAAGATTGTTTCAAACAAACAAAACTGGGGCCAGAAGCATACCCCCAGAGCTTGCTCTGGCTAAACTAAAAACGGGAAGCTCTGACGCGGTAAATTTAAGAATGTCTCAAGTTAGGGCCGCTGCTAGGTCAATTGGTTTAGAAGTAGATGAGGCGGGCCGACCATTAAAAGAATCAGCTAACCAAGCCGAAGCAGAGGCTAGAGGGGCTGCGGTAGACGATCAAATTGGGGTTATTTACTCGCAGTTGGCTGAAAAATTAATTAGGAAAGACGGCACTTTAGACGAAAAAGGTTTAACAGATTTTTTTGATAATTTTGGAGAATTGTTTGAAGACGTTCCTGCGTTACAGGAATTAAAAGGTTCTTTAATTAACGTTCAAGACGCTAACGAAATATTGCAACAATTTTCAATGATATCGGGTAAATCCCCACAACAGATACTGCGTATGCCTAGTACAGGGCCTCAAGCGGCAGGAGAATTTGTTAAAGGCATAGCTAGAAAAAATTTATGGGCATCGGAAATAGGGTCAGACGCTAACGAATTGTTTACGGCTGTCGAAGGTGCTAAAAACCCCGTTGAAACTTTTAGAAAAATAGCTAAGTGGTCTTCAGAACAAAGCGATGACGTTATTGAAGGGTTTAGAGAAGTAGTTTTAGACCGTGCTTTTAGTAGATATAACACCGTAAGCAGAAGCGGCGACTTAACGGGAAACATTTTTACATTTAAAGAAACACTTTTAGGTCCTATGGGAGGCGTTCGAGGGCAGCCCTCTTATCTAAAAGTCATGTTAGATGAAGGCATTATAGATGCCGAATACATGGTTAACTTTAAAAAGCTTACAAACGCTTTAGAAGTTCAAGCAAGAATGAGCCAACCTCCTAAAACACCTTTGGAAACGGCTTTACCTAACCCCGACGAAATCAAAAAGGGTAGAATGGGAAAAATAAAAGACTCGATACGGGGTGGCCTTGCTGCAATATTAGGTTCTAAATTTTTACGTAACTTGACTAACAGAATTGGTTTTAGCGGCGGGGATTTGATTATTCCACAAGTAGGTGCTGGAATAGCTAGGGAATTTGTTGGAGACTCAGTAGTATCTATTCCCGGGTTTAGTCGAAGATTTCTTTTAGAAGCCTTGGAGCCCGGTAACGAAAAAGTGTTGGCTGGGTTGTTGGATTTAGGAAAAGAAAAAGGTTTTTATAAATTAGATGCTCAAGGAAATTATGTTCCCAGACCTAAAGGGGAACAAGCTGTAATAAATGCGGAAAATAGAAAATTTTTAACTGCCGTTAACAAAATGGTCCAATCTTGGTTGCCTAGAATAGCCACCCCTGTTGTTCCTAGAGCGGCCGCAACAGAAAGATATTTAGAAGATCCCGAAACTTCTTTAGAAAAACTGTCAGAAGAAGAACGTCAACAAATACGTGATTCTAAAAGATTAGACGGCCTAACCCCGACCGAACGGTTTAGACGAAAACGTCAAGAAGACATAAAAGAAGCAGAAGAAAATCTTAAAAGAAAGATTGAAAAAGCTAGAATATCTTCTACGCAGCCTAACCCGGCTTCATCTTTGTCGCAAGTTTCTCCTTTTCAAAACGCACCTGCTTCGCCCCAACAACGGGCCCAGTATGCAGATGTGTTTCCAAACGACATAACGTCTAACATTATTAGAAGCCGAAGCCGTGGAGGAATAGGCTCGCTAGTTTAATCACGGACCGCGAACCATGAAAGAAATAACACCAGAAGCACCTCCGGAAGTAAAAACCGAAGAACCTGTTAAAAAGAAGGTTGAGCTAGAGTTAGAAGTTACACCCAATAACATAGGGGTTAACCCGTTTCAAAAGTGGGTGCATTTAGCTAAGACGGTAGATGCTTGGCGCATATTCCCTAGAATCTTTGTCACGGTTTACATTGTATTGCTTTACGACGTAGTCACTTGGTTCATGGAATTAAAAGAACCAAACCTAGAACAAGCAGGGTTGGTCAGCATTGTCGTTGGAGCGATGGCAGCGGTGTTTGGAATTTACGCAGGAACGAACAAACAAAGCAAAGCCTTCAAAGGCGGTGACTGATGGGCGAAGCGTTTGCTCTGATTGCAGAGGTCGGTTTTCCCATAGCGATGTCGCTTATCGGCGGCTTCTTTATATTTCTTACGATAAAATACATACTTGAATCTGTTGTCGGTCAGGTGCAGAGCATTCATGTGATTGTGCAAGGTTTAGACAATAGAGTAAAAACCATGAACCATGATATGGTAAGAATGGATTGCACAATGTGTAGCGTGTTAGGCATACGCCCAGATCTAGAAAGGATATCAAGAGCCGATGGAAAAGAAGACGCGAGAAGAGATTGATTTATCTCAATATGGCCCGGTAGAAGAAATAAAAAAACTTATTCTATTGGAGCAGGAAAGAAAAAGAAAAGAAGCCGAAAAACTATTAATCTACGCTTCCGACAAAGCTTTAGAAAAAGAATGTAAAAAACGTAACCTCAATCCACAAATAAGTCTATTTTAGTGGATATTGCTCAAGTAATTAACGAATACGGGTTTCCGATTGTTGCGACAGTTGGCTTGCTGTACATGATTTATTTTATCTGGCAGTTTATTACTACCAAAATAAAATCTAAGCTTGGCGAAACTATGACCACTCTGGTAGGCTTAATAGACCGCATTCGTATGTTGGATAACGATATCATACGGTTACAACAAAAGCTTGATACGGTGATTGAAATACGTGAGATCCAAGATAAAAAAGATACTAAAAACAGTAACTAGCATTGTAGGGCATGTTGTTGTTATTTTTTGTGTGGTTTTGGTTTGTTTTATTTTGTTACTGTTTTCTCCGCTAAACACTGCGTCTGCGGAAATGTTGCACAAATTTAAAAGCCCTAGCTTTTCTGGCAACGGCACATCTGCTCACTACCTGACTATCGAAAACCAAGAACACAGTCGAGAAAATACTATTAAAGAAGAGAAGCTTGCTTTGGTTGAAGAAGCAGAGCGCGAAGTCAATAATAGTACCTTGGCTAGGTTTATTAGGAATTTAGAGAGTAGAATATACGCAGAGTTGTCTAGGCAATTAGTAGATAACATGTTTGGAGAAACAAAATCAGAGAGTGGAAGCTTTGAGCTTGAGGGCAATAAAGTTGACTACAGCACTAACGGACAAACTGTTTCGCTCACCGTCACTGACCAATCAGGTGGCACGACTATTATTTCTGTGCCTATTGGTGATTTTTACTTCTAGCTGCACTACTGTCAGCAACCACGTTGTCCCTAAAAAACAGCTGCCCAAGATCCGACCGTTACTGGTTACCGAACTAGCTCGTGTTGAACCACCAGAAAAAAGACCTGTCGTTGCGGTGTATGGCGTGGCTTTTAATGACGACACTGGGCAACGGCGCAGCAATGGAGAGTTTGCAAACTTTAGTACAGCGGTTACGCAAAGCCCGGTAACTTATTTAATTCGAGCGTTGCACCATGCAGGTGGTCAAAAGCAAGGGTTCTTTGATGTAGTTGAGCGCGTTGGTGTAGACAACCTAATGAAGGAACGACAGATCATTCGCGCTACGAGACAAGAAGCCAGCGAGAAACAAAAGATAAAACCGTTGTTGTTTGCTGGATTATTGATGCAAGGAAGTGTGGTCGGTTATGACAGTAATGAGACATCCGGGGGCATGGGTGCTAGGTACTTGGGCATTGGAGCGTCTAAAAAATACCGAAAAGATACGATAACAGTGTCGTTACGTACCGTTTCGGTACTAACCGGCAGGGTTTTACTCGAAGTTCTGGTCACTAAGAGCATTCTTAGTGTAGGATATAGTCAGGATGTTTTCAAATTTGTTGCCCAAGGCACAGAATTGATTGAAATCGAGAACGGCTCAGTCCAAAACGAGTCTGTAAACTTAGCCCTCCAAGCCGCCATAGAAACGGCAGTTCTCCAAACAATTCAAGACGGTCTAACGGCAGGATACTGGAGCGTTAAAAAATGAATAGAATACTTTTATTAGTTTTGTGTACGTTAGCTCATCCACTGTTTGCGGATAATGAAATTTTTATGGATCAATCTGGCGCGACGGCGAATATCGATTTAGAGCAACAAGGTGGTGGCAACTTAATTGGTGGTGTGGGTTCTGTCGCTGGCAATCTAACTGACTTTGATTTTATCGGAACAACCAACACACTCGATATCAATCAAATAGGCGCAAGCAACCTGTGGAAGGGTGATATTACTGCTGATACCTATACTGGTTTTTTTCAGTTTACTGGCGGCTCTAACGTGATGAATGTGGTTACTGACACGACCAATACTTACGGTGCAGATAACTCTAACGTCAATATCAACGTGACAGGTTCTAGTAATACTATGACGTTGAACCAAGCAACCACCGCAGCAGCAGGAACATTAGATCTTGATTGGATTATTCAAGGCTCAAACAATACGGTCACTTCAACTATTAATATTGACCAAGCCACCAACTATATGGACATCGACGGCTCTGATAACACAGTCACATATACTGGCACAG